AAAACAAATAATAAGTGAAAAAGAACTTTTTGCAGCATATAAGATATTATTTGACGGCACAAACGTCAGTGACTTTAAGAAAAAGAATCTTCTACCGATGGGCTTTTATGTCAAAGATGACAAGAACGCGGAATTTGATGTTGTTCTGGAACAAAAAGACGATTCCAACACCATGTATTACTCCCCGAATTACCAAACATATAAAATGATGCATGGCTTTGTCGCAGAAAAGTATTTTAAGACAGCAGTCCTTCAGTTTGCTGATGGAAACCCCACCCCTAAAACATATTCTAATGAATCTTCATGGCCACAAAAATGGTGGGATTCTGGAGCAGGAGACGCATCATTACAACAACTTAAGTCGAACACAGACGTGTTGACTCAAACGCTCCTCGCATCGTTGAAGGATCCGTTAGAAAACATCTTTGGCATAGCATTGACTCTACAAGGATATACTAGAGAGCAGGTTGTTAACAACATTAATAATCTAGTAACTCCACTAAACGATTACGCTTCTGTTTCTGATTTTAATAATATAGACAACATCGTTATATCGTCTTGGGAAAACAATATACAGAACATACAAGATATGGAAGATGATCAAGAAGGGAATGTAAGAAGTGTATTAAAGTTAGTTGACGAGGAATTCTTCCCAGGGGCAGCAAGTGACGAGGGTCTTCAATATGTTAAGAGACAAACGCTAAAAGACGAGGACTGGGTTTTTGAAACCTCTGGGCCGTATAGGGACAAGTTTGAACAATACTATGGCGATTCTTTTTGGACATCAGCAGTTGATGGCACTGCCGGAGGAATCCAACCAAAAGATGATAAAATTAAAGACATGTTCTTTCCAAATTATTACAGAAAAGACGACGGAAATTTAGCAGTCTTCAACAGCAAGAAATATTTTGACGACCCGGATCTTATTTTGCAAGGCTCTTTCCCAAGCGGCGAACAAGCAATGACAGCAAATCCGGTTTATGTTGAAGATTACACAAATGAATATTTCTATGGAAACGGTGGCCTCGAAGGCACTTCCAACTATAGAGAGTCAAAACTTGCAACCAAAAAGACCTCTGCTGGTGTTTCTGGAAGAGTGATAGGAAAATTTTATTTTAATGAACCAAATCCAGCAGCCATAAAGTATTTTGATGGCGAACAGGCAGAAACAAAACAATTATCACAAGGTGAGACTTTAAAGTTTAATTTATTAACAAGAGACACCTTCATAGAAAAGTTCAATAACTATCAATCTATTGTCAACCCCATTTATCAAGATTTACGACAGTCTGTCGATAGTTTGGCATCAACATATATTAATAAGCCAGAGGCAAATCTTAATGTACCGGACAATATTATACAATTAGAAAAAGTAGGGAACACAAATTATTTGAGAGCCGTCGACTCTAGTGGGGACGAAAAAAGCCTTTACTTTGAAGAGATTAATATTCGCGTTCCAATCAGAATGACGGTAGAGAAAGGAAAAGCAGACGGAGATATCTTCTCTAGTGATGAGTACACCAAAACTAAAAATGGTATCACATATCAAGATGATGGCAACACATTAGGCTTTATTTACACAAAACCGATAACAGTGGTAAGGGTATATTATGTGGAGGAACTTGGTCAAGACTTTTTAAATGAAGACGAAGAATACTACACCGCATTTAATGGCCTCACAAGCACCAACGGACAAATAACTGAAGAAACAAGAGTCTGTGAGATATTTGAAAACTTTAAATATGGAATGCGAGCATCTTTTAATATATACACTGAAACAGTATCCGCAGGATCCGCAGAACATAAGATATTCCAATATTTGAGCAACCTGATAAGTTTTGGAGATATACCCCCTCTTTTATATTATTATCAGAAGCAATACCTAAGCAAGATCCGAAAAGGAGACTTCTCAGGTCTTGCGAATTTCGCAGATGCTTTCCAAAACCCGGAGATACTGGGGGGAAACATATTTGATAAAAACTTAGGCGGGGCAGTTGTACTTCCATTAGTAAGTTCAGAATTAACATTTTCAGATATAAAAAATGATGAAGATGCACAATTTCCATTTAGTGGTGACAGACTAAAAGATGTTTTCAAAAACTTCCCGTGCCATAAGGATCAGTCTTTAACGAGTCCAGCACATGAATACGTCAGCACAGAAAAACTGTATGGTGCAATCGCAGGCAACAACTTATTTTGCAACATCAACAGAGATAAAAAATTGAGAGATTTCTTTAGATGTGGAATGAAAATTCAAAACTTCCTTTCCTTTATTACCTTACAAACAAAGTCTAAAGTACAAAAGAGTTATACCACATATGGTATCGACACTCAGTTTAAAACTACTAAAGATACAATACAAAAACTAACTGATACTATAATTAGGGATAGAGACGGAGACGATATATAATGGCTTCTGGAATATCAGTAAAACTACCTTTGACGCTTGATGTTAATGATGGCGCGTATACAATGAACAAAACAGTTGTTGAAAGTGTTAAACAAAATTTAAAGAACTTGCTCTTGACTGCACCTGGGGAACGAATTATGGACCCAGAGTTTGGAGCAGGATTAAGAAACTTGTTTTTTGAAATGAACGATGGTCTGACAGCAGACGTAGTTCGTTCTAAGATATACGAGCAGGTTTCTGTTTATTTACCATTTATAACAATACTAGAGATCAACATAATAAGTGCAGAAAACGCTGGCGTGCTATCCGATATAAGTCCAAACACAATGTCAGTTAAGATTGTATACCACATTCAGCAGATCAGCGCGTCTGATACATTAGACATAAAATTTTGATTTAACTAATTAATTTGTATTTGGAGAAATAAATCCCTATGGCCAGAAAAGACATTCCGATAAGATATACTAGTCGTGATTTTGAAAGCATCAGAAACGATTTAATCGATCATGTAAAGCGATATTACCCAGACAGTTATAAAGACTTTAATGAGGCTACCTTCGGGGCTATGATGCTCGATGCAGTCGCTTATATTGGCGACATCTTATCTTTTTATACAGATTATCAAGCAAATGAATCGTTTTTTGAAACAGCGATTGAGTATGATAACGTATTAAAACAAGCAAGACAGTTGGGGTACAAATTCAACTATAGTTCCTCCTCAACCGGAAAAGTCGACATATTCTTGACGATTCCAGCAAACGATAATGGTATCGGTGTAGACACGACTTACCTGCCACTATTGAAGAGGGGTACAACAATGTCCGCTGGCTCTAGCACATTCACACTGATGGAGGACGTAGACTTTACTGACCTAGATGCTATCGATATAGCAGTAGCAAGTGTTAATTCTTCCACTGGAACACCCGAATATTATGCTGTTCGCGCAACCGGACGAGTTATTTCTGGGCAAATGGCTTCCATGCAGAGAGAAGTCGGTGATTTTAAAAAGTTTTTTAGAATAGAGATCGACGAACCCAATGTTACAGAGATCGTTTCGGTAATGGACTCCGAAGGTCATGAGTATATGGAAGTTGAGAACTTGTCTCAAAACGTTGTATACAAGGCTATAAAAAGCAAGAGAAGTGACAATAACTTGGCACCGTACCTCTTGAAGCCTTTCATCGCGTCTAGAAGGTATGCCGTCGAAAGGTCCCGTTTTACCACAACAATCCAGTTTGGCCACGGCACAGACAGTGAGATTAAAAATCCATCTGTTGCAGACCCAAGTGATGTTGTATTACAAGTTCACGGTAGAGACTATGTTTCGGATGCATCCTTTGATCCTGCTAAATTAAATCAAACCGATAAGTTTGGCATCGCTCCTTCAAACACTACATTATCTATTTCATATAGAATAAACAGTTCGGATAACGTAAATGCAGCAGCAGGGGCTGTTTCCCAGGTTGATAATGCAATATTACAGTTTGATGAGAATCAGAGTCTTGCATCGGATAAGGTACAAACAATTATAGGCAGCATTGAGGTCACTAATGAAGACCAAATTGTAGGCGACGTGTCCGTACCAACAATCCAGGAATTAAAAATACTCGCCAAAAACCATTTTGCAACTCAGAACAGAGCAGTGACTAAACAAGACTACACAAGCCTTGCTTATGCAATGCCTAGTAAGTTTGGTTCAATCAAGAGAGTCAGCGTTTCACAAGACGTGGACTCCTTTAAAAGAAACTTAAATCTATATGTTTTGGCGGAAGATATCAATGGTAATTTGACTTTAGCCACCGATACTATAAAAGAAAACTTAAAAACTTGGTTAAATGATTATAAAATGGTAAATGACACTGTTGACTTGCTGGATGCGAATATTGTTAACATCGGTATTAACTTCTCTGTAATCGGGGAGCGCAACACAAATACAGTTGACTTATTATTATTATGTAAGAATAGATTGTCTGAACTTTATACACAAAAATACAACATTGGAGAACCTTTTAACATCTCTGAGATATATCAGGTGCTCAATAGAGTAGAAGGTGTTGTAGATACAACGGATGTCTCAATAACACAAAGGACAGGCACAGGCTATTCTAACATATTTTATGATACAGAAGAGAATCTATCAGTTGACGGAAGAATGTTACTGGTACCTAACGACACAGTATTAGAAATAAAATACATCTCATCTGATATCACAGGGCAGATTGTAGGAACACTAAATCAGGATCCTTCTTCAAGCTCAACAGGAACAGGCACTTTCTAAACAATGACTATTAAAAGATACATAGCAGACGCTGACAACACTATCACTAATTCGTTTAAAGCGAATTTATCCACCCGAGCAACCGGTTCTAATATGGGCCTGTCGGACTCCGTAGAAGTCTTTTCTATTTTCGGCCAAGCCTCGGGAAGTACTGCGGGATACTCCCAGGAACTCTCCAGGATCTTGATGCAGTTCCCGATTAGCGATATTTCTACAGACAGAACAAATGGCATAATTCCAGAAAGCGGAAGTGTTTCTTTTTTCTTAAGAATGCATAACGCCAAACACCCATTTACAACTCCAACAAACTTTAATTTAGTTGTACACCCAGTTCGTGAATTGTGGGAAGAGGGTTATGGATTAGATATGGATGAGTACAAGGACCTCACCTATGATGGTTCCGGCTCAAACTGGCTACGCAGAGCAACAAGTTCCGCTGGCGTATTAAGTTGGTTAAAACCGGGCGGTACGCATTATGGCCATGAAAACCCTCCAACAACCTATACTGTAAACTTTGCGAAGGGCACAGAAGACATGGAGGTTGATATCTCTGAATTGGTAGAGCAATGGATAAAAGGCTCTGGCGGTGGCGGTAAAACAAATTATGGAGTTTTGGTAAAACTTACCGGCTCTCAAGAAGGTTACTCAGCAGTCACAGGTGACTCAGAGATCGTGACAAATACAACTGGTTCAAAGACATCTTTCTATACAAAGAAATTCTTTGCCAGAGATAGTGAATACTTCTTTAAAAGACCATGCATTGAAGCAAGATTCGATGAGTCGACTAAGGATGACAGAGGAAACTTCTATTATAGTAGTTCTTTAGCAACTGCTGACGCGAACACAAACACGTTGTATCTATACAACTATGTTAGAGGCAAATTGACCAACATACCTGGAGTTGCAACAGACTATTCGGGAGAAGTATATGTTTCCTTTTTCTCGGGCAATGTAGATAACACTGCGATTTCGACCACTCACGGCCCAATACAACTAGTAAATACCACTGATTTTGTACAGTCAGGGAACCCACACTGTGTAACTGGTGGTTATGTGTCAACTGGTATTTATTCAGCCTCTATTGTGCTAACAGGTGCCGCAACGCCACTAACAAGAATATACGATGTGTGGTTCACCGGAAGTTTGGATACAAGATCATCTGAAAAAAATGATGCGGTTCGTTTCCACACAGGTTCATATGATCCGAACACTCTTGATAGTTCTCCAATTTATAAAACGCCAACGTACTCAAGTAAGATAACAAACTTGAAGACAAACTATGGCCCGAATGAAAACACGAGGTTCAGACTTTTCGTCCGCGAAGTGGGAGAAGACTATAACATATATACCAAGGCCACGAATGAGATAGAAAACCTCATTGTAGAAGATGCGTACTACAGAATTTATAGAGTAACAGACGATCTAGAAATTATAAATTTTGGAACAGGTTCTCTAACCCCTGGCGCAGAAGAGGCAAAAACCGACTATACTAGATTGTCATTTGATGTCTCAGGAAATTACTTTGATTTCGATACTTCTCTTCTAGAGAGCGGATATTCTTACGGTATTAAGTTTGCATATTATGACGGAGAAGGATACTTAGAACAACCAGATGTTTTCAAGTTTAGGATTGTAGATAAGACATGAGTTTAAAAGATCTATTCAAGCAAGGGAAGTCAAAAGTTCTTGTTGCGAAAAGCATTGAAGAAATCGGCACCGAAGCCGAGTCGGAAAGATATGTTTACGAAAGGTCAGAAGAAAGAAAAAGAACTATTCCACATATAGATTTTTCTAATCCAAAAAACTTTGCTAAATTTGGTTCAGCAGAAGAATATTATGCTCAGTCAATATCTAGAATCTACAACACTTATCCCTATGATGGGTCTCGTTACGAGAAACAAGCCTGGGAGAATAGTTCTTCATACCTTGATCTCTATATCTTAGAAGAGTTGTATCCTAGAACAAACGGGTACGCCATCTTCTCCCCAGACAGTTCAGGAAACGGTTGGGGTAATAAATCTGCTACAATCGGCGCTTATGACAAATCTTCAGATTTAGAATATATTTTTCTAAAAGGTGGTCCAAACCCAAATCACGATGACACATCGGTTCAGAAAGCCTTTCCGAACATAGAAACTAGACGATCCGGTAATGTCGGCGCAAACCTACTTGACCTCTCGGTTAACAGGGAATCCAACTTAAAGTTTGACGGTGCTGAAGGTAACACAGTAGAGTTCTGGTTGAAGAAATCACAATTTTTGTCTGATATTAACGCTGGTGGTTATGAGGTAGTATTTGACTCTTATACAACAAGTAGTGTCTCTTCTTCTGTTAATTATGCACGTTTGAGAGTCGAGTTAACAGGAAACACATCTGCCTCACCATTCCGTGTCACATTCATGTCCGGTACAAACGGCCTCCACAGAGAGACCATCGGTGATGTGACTACATCTTCTGTTGGAGACAACAACTGGCACCACTATGCGTTTGTTCTCAAAAATACTGGTTCTTTAGGCCCAGTTTCCAGCAATAAACCACCTGTTTCCCAGAACAACAGAAAAGATATCCAAATTGATTTTTATGTCGATGGTACCTATAACGCCACCGTCGTCACAGGCTCTTCTATTGGCTATGTAAGCGGCGGAATGGTGGCTACCGTAGGTGCACTCGCTGCATCCCCTTCCGGAGCAGCAGGCGGCACTATAGAAGCAAATATACCTACTTTTTCAAGCACTTCCGACATGCAGAAGATGAGAGGGTATGGTAAACTTTCAGGATCCCTAGACGAAGTAAGATTCTGGAAGGAAGAAAGAACAGCCAGACAAATTGGACTGAACTGGAAGAGCGCACTTGGAGCGGGGACAAACTTAGATGAAGCAAATACACAACTTGGAGTGTATTACAAATTTAATGAAGGTATAACACAGACAGCAAGCGTAGACTCGAATGTTTTAGATTATGCCGGTAGAGTTACAAATGGTGATTGGGTAGGTTACGAAGCCGCCGCAAGATCCACAAACTCAGCAATCGTTGAATCGAGTGCTTCTGCGGAAGAATTTAAAGATCCGATTGTATACTCTTTTCACCCTGATGTAAAAAGTCTTAAAGAAAGCAAGGAGTTAGAGGGTCGAGTATATGACTTTGAGAACCCCGGTGGCTTCTATCGAACATTCCCAGATTGGATGTTAGCAGAAGATTCTGAGACAGAAGAGGGACTTTTAAAACTAACCCAAATCATGTCAAGTTATTTTGACACCCTGTATCTTCAATTAAAACAATTACCGTCATTAAAAGACGTGCAATACGTAAGTTCCAGTATTGGAGCCACAGGAAGTTATAAACCTCTTCCTTTTTCAGAGAGAGTGTTAGAATCTAAAGGATTCTTGACATCCGAGATTTTTGCTGATGCAACTATATTAGAGCAGTTCTTAGACAAGGACGATCATAAGTTGTTTACAGAAAAACTGTCAGATGTTAAAAATCTTATTTATCAGAATGTTCATAACAACTTGGTAAATATTTACAAAACAAAGGGTACTGAAAACGCATTTAGAAACTTTATTAGATGTTTTGGTGTTGATGATGAAGTAATTCAACTCAACGCTTATGCTAACAATCAGGTATTTGAACTTAAAGACAATTATCGTTACCGTTCGGAAAGAAAGAATTACATCGATTTTAACACTTATGGCGATTCCGATGCTGTTGTGTATCAGTTTAAGTCAGGTTCAAACAGTTCAGGGTTCATATCTGCATCGCAAGCATTGTTTTATGAGCACGGTACAGCCCAGACTTTTGAGTGTGAGGTAATTACACCTAAGCCGACAGACCCCAGAGTTAAAAACGCTGCTTTTTATAACAGCCTAAACTCTTCTGTATTTGGAGTTCAACAAGTAAACTACAGTGCAAACGGTACTGTAAATGAGGCGGATACAAGTTTCGAATTGGTTGCTGCTGATGACTATGCGAACTTTCAAGTCTTTCTTGAGAGAGAAAATATTGGTTCAACAACAGCAAAATTTGTTTTAACTGGCTCAAACGCTAGTGGTTTCACAAGTTTGACGAGTTCTCTCTATAGGGAAATGTACGACAACAGAAAGTGGAATTTGGCTGTAAGGGTTGTTCCAAATGGCCACCCATTTGTCAACACAGTTTCAGGCTCTACAGACAATAAAGGATACAAAGTTGAATTTTACGGCGTAAACTATGATGCGAACACTATTCGAGATAGTTTCTACTTAACCGCTTCTCTTGCCACGAAAACAGGAGATTCTGCACCACTCGACACAAGAGGGGATAATTTCTTAAAGAACGGCAAAAGAATGTACGTCGGTGCTCTTAGGACAAACTTTACAGGTACACTGGTAAGCGGATCTGATTTAAAAGTGTCATCGACAAGAGCCTGGATGGACTACATAACTAATGATGAGGTGAACGCACATGCGATTGACGCATCAAATATTGGTACACTCCACCCTTACCGTTCTGCCTATCTCTTTGAGAACTCTTCCTCCGCGCCACCGATATCAAAGGCATATCAAGGGAACAACCAATACGTTCCAGCAATGAAAACGCTTGCGCTTAATTGGGACTTTAAAACACTTACAGGTTCTTCTCCTGCTGGTACCTTCTCTGTGGTGGACTTTGCGTCTGGTTCAGCAGAAGACTTTGATAACTATCGCTGGTTAGGCAACATTGTTAATATGCAACACCCCGGACAGGGAAAATATTTCAGAGCCAGTGAATCAAATGTTGTTGACACAAATTATGTGAATTCAGCAAAGCAACAAGAACCAGAATCCATCACTGGCCTTGACATGATTAACTCCTTGTCTCGTGATGATGTGCAGTTTACTAGAGAATCTCGCCCAATAAGTTACTATTTCATGCTTGAGAAAAGCATGTACAAGGCTATTACCGAGCAAATGCTTAATTTCTTTGCGACAGTAAAGGATTTCAATGATTTAATCGGAAGTCCAGTTAATCGTTACAGACAAGAATATAAATCTATGGAGAAGATCAGACAACTTTTCTTCGAAAGAGTAGACAACACTCCAGATTTAGATAAGTATATTGAGTATTATCGATGGCTTGACTCATCGATTGGTGAGATGGCGGAACAATTGTACCCAGCATCAGCCGGTCATGCTCAAGGTTTGAAGACTATAATTGAGAGTCACGTATTAGAAAGAAACAAATATAGACATCAACTTCCATCAGTGGAACAGGCTAGAAATTATGACAGACTATTAACAGAAGAAGATCAGAGACTCCTGCAAATTCAACAGATGCAGGATGCTGCTTCTGGCGAGTACGGAACCCAACTTCAGCCACAAACTGCAAGCCCACTTAATATTAATAAATCTTTTAATTGGTGGAGCCTAAAGGCAGACCGTACAAACACTGCTGAGATCACTTCAGGTGATGCCACAGTAGATAAGAATAGAGAACAAATACGAAGAGTTATAGCAAACGGGGAAACCCTTGCTCTAGGTGCCGCCTTCTATAGAAGAGGTACAAAACAAAGTTTAAACGATGAATATAACTCACCCTCGATTAAGGGAGCACCAGTTGTAAAGGTCACCACTGCTATAGCAGGAGGCTCGAACTCTTCCAGAGAAAGCAGTAATCAACTTATAAAGCCGGGTGTTGTTATAGAAGCAGGTTCGATAACATACCTCAGATCAGACCAAGTGCCAGACACTGATGATATTACCGCAAACTCAACAAGATTCCCAAAGATTAAAGTACAACCTAAAATTAACGCTTTCGATGAATCGGAAGCAGAGAGTAGGCAAGTAAAGACGAGAGGTGGTCTTCCTTCTGTCTACAGTGGTAGTGCTGGACTGGTTTTCTCTAACGTACACCAATATGTTGCTCATGGCACGGAACAACCTATGCAAAGTCCTTTTGTAAAGAAATACGTTGGTGGCTATGGCGATAGAAGTGTTCCAATTAGTTCTGGATCACAAAACGAAAACTCAAGACTAGAAAGATTTAGAATATCCGCGCCCGCTAGTGATCTAGTTGCTTCAACTGCCGCTTCTTTGGCTGATATTTTAACATTAGCTGGCTTCAGCGATAATGATAAATTTACAGTTAACATACCCTCCGCCATGGGAGGCACCGGCACAGATATAACTATCAAAATGGTGGGTGGAACCCCATCAGACGCCACCTCGAACCAAGTAGAAATTAGCACAGCGGGAACCGCCGCCGCAATTCTTGCCCGATTTGTTATTGCTATTGCTGGAGGCACTCCGTCGCCCTCCACCTCTGTCGCATATGGAGCGGGATCCGGCGATGTAACTAATGGTGTGGCAGGCATTACCGCCGCCCTCGGGACCAGCCCGACGCTAACTGTAACTGCAACTAATACGGGACGAGCAGGAAATGACATTATTTTCACAGATGTTGTGGGAACAATGGTCGCTGGTGGATCCCACGGATCATCCCCGGCCTATCTGATCGGCGGCACCGGCGGCGATGTTTATATTTACCCCCCAACCAAGACAAACGCCGGCGTTGAGAACTTACACTTGCCTCGTGCTGATATTAATCGAGGAACTCGACGACCTTACAATATTCGTAATATTCAACAATTAACAGCTTCCGCCTTACAAACATCGACGGTGCTCGGAAATTATGATGCAAATTATCAAGTTGTACAAACTTCCGGCAGAAGCGAGAACAACCTGTGGTTTTCTAAAAACTCAGGTAGTGTTACCAGCACAACACCAGAGATATCATTTTTAAACAGTAACCTAGATTATGAATTACCAACTAGAACGGTTCATAAGTCGGTATTTGTAGAACGATTCTCTTCTCCTGGTGGGTTTGAAGCAAGTTCTCTGGGATATCTAGACCCACAAGCAGCTGAAAAGTCTGTTTATAATGCTTTGCCATTTAGAAATTTAAGTGTTTTAAATGGTTCTGGAAGCTCGGATGGAAGCACAGTACCAGCAGAAAATGATACCAACGGTGCACACCTTAACATTTATAATAATATCCATCCCGGTCTAGGTGATGGGTATAACGAATTATCCCGCCGTCACGCTGGCCAGTTTGGTATCGATAGTGTTTATGGCACCTTAGATGCAGATGGTTATGAAACAACTGCTTCATACCAGAAACAACACAGAAACGTGAAAAGAATGATTAAGTATGCTGATGCAGCATTCGATGTACATGGAGACGATAGTTACCACACAAGTCGATATCTGACAGCCTCAGTTTACAACAATTTATTTTATAATGCGGCTATACCTCAAAGTGAATTGCAGTATGCATGGATTAGTGCCTCTTTAAGTAGCCCCGCAACACACCCTTTGATTGGTCACACCTCAGTTCAGAAAGGTTATGATGGTCAAGTGTCCGGAGCAAACGGGTACGAGGACGCTATTAACTTTATCGATGGGCAATTCCCACAGTACTCTGGCCTTCAGTCAGACCTTGCGGGAATGAATACTTTGGTATTAAATGTTCTGACTACAGGCAGCAACCTTTTGACAACGGACACAGAGTATAGAAACACAGAACTCGCGACCGTTACAGACGGAGAGCAATTCAACGCTCTGATGAAACACCGTAATTCTAGGCAAGGTGCAAGTTGGAGATTGAATATGAAATCCGATCACCCTCTTGTACGCAACCAGAGAAATAATAACATCATTGATGTTGTCGAAATTAAGAGCGCGGCCAAGACAAATAGAGATGATGTTTCCAGTTTTGACAAAAATCAGAGTTTAAAGAAAGTTATAAAGACAGTTAAGAAGTTTACTGTCCCGCCCGTAACAAGTAAATTCAAACCACTTACTCATGTGCTGAATGATCAGGGTGACGAAATATTATCAATCAAAGATACTTATTCCAACAATTTTGACTTTATGACAAACCCAGAACTTGATTCTAGGTTAGGAGTCAAACAAGAACAAAAACAAATTCATGATGTTATAATTAATGATGCTTCGGAAGACGGTGTAATTGTTGAAAGACTAGACTACAAAGAGACGGTGTATCCGAGAGAAGAAAATGCATATCTTGGAAAAGTAAGAGGTCGCATTACATTTACAGAAGGTAGCGGTAGTACAGACTTTAATAGAATCTTAGGAGAACAGGCGACTTTCTGGAGAGACAACCCGCATGATAGAAGAAGGCAGGATAACACAGCACGTAACTCACAAGGTATGTTGTTAGATCAATTTGCTGGCTCCTCCTCTGCAAACCCCAACACCACCTACCCTGCTGGTGATTACAACCAATCGCAGTTCTTCGCACCAGGCTTCTCATGCTGGCCCCTAGATGCACATTACTTATCGAACTCCCATGGCGAAGGTTTAAAAAACTACTGGTATGACCCTGATGTCGCAACCGGTGGTGGAGACGCAACAATTCAAGCAAACGAGCCCCCACAAGGCAATATTGCAAAAGCTCCTCAAGGAGAACTTCTTACTCTCAACATTGGAGAATTAATATACTCAATAAGCACTTCCGCATTCCCTGAAGGTGCACCCGCTTTCTATGGCTGGAGAGGCCCAGCAACGGCTTCTCAGAACTTCATTTACCCGAACACATTTAGTTATTATTCCGCCTCTGTTATTGCAGACCCAGAGTCGAGCGCCGCTAGTGCTAGGAAGAGTGGAACTAGCAGGCTTCTAACATACAACTTTTATAGAGCAGACAAAGATTCAGGTAATAAACCATTTCATGACTCGTATGAAGAGTATTCTTCCGACATCAGGGCACTTGCAAAAAACAGTACAGTGGTACCAGAATTCCGAGTGTCGGAGCACATAGATCATTACATCGATAATAATTTTGGATTCAATAATCGATTTTTGACCCTTCAAGGGGCAAATAGCGACATTTCTGCCAGTGCAGAAACAGCGACAAGCGTTTATGAAGAGGACTTCTTTAAAGTATATTCCCATTCAGACTTTATGCAACAATTTGCAAAGTTTGATAAAGACGATAACGATATAACAAAAATAAAATTAAGTTGCCATGGCGTGAAAAAGTTACTACCATATAACGGTTTTTACCCAGCATTGCGAGCGGTACAACTTGGTAGTTTATTCTCTTCATCTTATGCACCATATATTTCAGGTTCTAACTTTGCCCAAACCGGCTCAAACGAGGCCGAAAGACTTTCTACCTTGTTGCAGTCTTTCTTCGCACCAGGAATCATGTATAACACAATCAAATCCGGTATTGCCGTCGACTTCCCGGTTGTAACGGGATCAGCAGCATTTAGTGCTATCGATGGTTATGTAAACCCAGGATTAAAAGCAAACGCCAATAATACGATTAATCAAGCGGTGTATAACTACAGAATGCCATTCGAAGCACTAGTAGAGCCAGATAGGTATCTCCCGGTAAGAGCACCAGGAAGCACGACAAATGCCTTCGGTGACGAGGGCACGGTTTCTTTTCTCTATCCTTTCTCTAGTGTGTTCACAAAAACACCTTTCTTTACTTGGAGCGGAGAGAGAAAACTAAACTATAATTTAGCCATGAGCAACTTCTTATCCGAAGTGCCTAATTTCTTCTTATCAAATCAAAATTTTAAATCTTTTACTTCAAAACCTGAAAAACAATTTAAAACTATGAAGTCGGGATCAACCTATTATATGGATATTTCTCTTGCTAAAACTGATAATTTAATTATGGCACAGGGTCTTGAAGGCGTCCAGTTTAATGAAGTTACATCTAGTACTGATTCACGCTTACGTTTAAGAAACATGCATGGGCAGATATTTGGACCAGCCAGCGCATGGATGAATCAATATGGCGCTTGGCAACATCCAGATCTAGCCGACCCGACGTCGCTCTATCAGACCAAAGTTAATCAGACAGACCCTGCCTATGCACCCCACACTCCACCATACTATTATGCGGACTCTATCGCTAGAATAGCATTCACACCACATGACCACACTGAATTAATTGAAGGAGAGAGTAAGTTTTTCACATTAGACGAAATTATAGCAGGGTGTAAAATAGAAACAGTTTATACTTCTAGTGTTACACCACACTCAGAAACCTTGTTTGCGGCAGCACACTCAGGAAGTTACCTAGGTCAAACTGCTGCGAATCAGCAACTTCGAGGTCCAGCTGGCCTCGCTCAAATGAGACTTTCTTCGTCATTGAATTTGTTTGGAAAATCTAGTATAAAAACAGTAACTTATGATGTTGAAAGCCAGGATATTGAGGGATTTGTGGCAAGTAGTGCCCAGGATCCCCAAGATTCTTCAAACGACATCTGGACAATTAGTCCTAAATTTGAATGCCCCGTGGTAAACGTATCATCATCAACAGCCTTGGGTGAAGATTATTCATCTCTCAAAGAGGCTTCATTTGCGTATGGTTACCAGGCTGTCTTTGCTGATTTCGGATCCGGTTCTTCAGGCTTCGGCAATACTTCTGCGGTTAAAAGTGTTTGGGGTCAATATGGAACAATCCCAACTGGATCAGAAGGAGTGTTCATGAACATAAAAGAAAGTTTCCCAGAGATTTTATTGAATACTATATCTGGCTCCAGCTCAGACGCTACCGGCTCTCTTATTGACATCTGCGGGTTTGAACAATCACAGAAAAGAATTGGAGAAATCGCTAGTACTAAAGAAATTTCAGAAGCGGTGGTGGCAATACCGTTTGTACAACGAAGAGGAAAAAGAAAGTTCTTTAAGTTGTTAAAATCTCAAATTGACTTCGCCCTAGGAAGAGCAACAAAGCAACAAACGATTTCTTTGGAAAAATCGGGCAAAACCCCCGGCTCTTCTATCTTGAATATGGTAGAAAGTCTTAAAAAATATGTCTTACCACCGCACATGGACTTTATGAAAAATAAGAAAGTCGATCCTTATGTCGCATATGTTTTTGAGTTCACTCACACATTAGATCAGGATGACTTGTCCAACATCTGGCAGAACCTGATGCCTAAAATTTCTCAAAAAGCAGAAGAGCAAGAAGTTTCCGTATCACACGGGCTAGGAAAAAATGAGTTCTTTGCAGGAAAGGAATTACCAGCGGAGACGCAATGGATGGTCTTCAAGATTAAAAGAAGAGCCGATTATAATTATTTTGCTAAAACAGCGGATTCAAGCGACGACAGCAGGTTCGCATTCCAGTTTGAAGCCGGAGGCGAAAAGAAAACTCCAGATTATAGTTATAACTGGCCATACGACTTTTTCTCTTTAGTCGAATTAGCATCGATTGACGCAGAAATAGAGTTTACAAAAAAGGAAAATTCATAGTAATTACTGATACAAGATGAAGTTTTTTGATCCAAAAGAAGAAGTCCTAGACATTCAACTAACTCAGTATGGTAAGAGATTGCTATCAAAAGGTAAATTGAAGCCGATGTACTATGCTTTTTTTGATGATGATATCCTATACGACGGTAAAGCAGCAGGTGTTATAGAGGACCAGAATTCTATTCAGGAGAGGATCAAAGAAGACACCCCCAGAATGCACACACAACATGTTTATGAGGGGATTCAAACTAATATAAACCAAAACACAGACCAGCTGGACGCTACATATCAATACCAATCCTTAAAAGAAAGTGAGAAAATTTTGGGCCTCCCCCTAGGAGAATCTTCTCTATCGGGAAATCTCGCCCCGGCTTGGGACGTTAAATTCTATCATAATGAATTGTTGACTGCGGACTCTTACATAACGAGTTCTGGTGGTACATTGAGAATTCCACAAATTAACGCAAGAATAGAGCCAGAAACCTTTATATCTTACGACGCTGTAGAACTCGAAGACCGGCAAAAGGAGTATGTAGGAGATTCTTTTCCAAACAATATGGACCCAGACAACTTTGGTGACGACCCTGTTTCAGAAGAGAGCGACGAACTTATTAACTACTTTGACGATGACTCTATAATAATGATAAGGAAAGACGGATTATTTTTAGACGTGAAAGAAAACAATACGGATTATCTAAGAGATAACTTTGATATTGAAGTTTATATTATGGATGTTGTAAGTGGCGAAGAGAAGTCAACTAAAAAACTTTACTTCCAGGAGAGAGACGCAGACACACCTGTAAACCCAGACAATGTAGAGTACTGGCTTGATATCGGTGTTGACGGAGAGATAATGGAAAACGTATATTGCGATTTGAAAGTGCCTAGAACGAAGAAAGAGGTTATGGGCGAATCAGTGCATGGATGCAAAGATGGTTCTGATAGTGAAGATGTGCAACTACGTGATTTCTATACAAAAGACGATAATGACGGAGGGGATATCTGCTAATGTTATTAAATGATTCAAAAAATGATATATTAACATTAAGAGATATCCGTGTTTTTTTAGGAGAGGACGATACACAGCAGACTGTGGATATTGACTTTTTCGGTGAAATGAGACTTCTTAAGGACAACCGAAAAAAACTAGAGTCAGGCTGGATGTTTGATAAAGATTTTCGTAAAGCATTGAATGTATATGTCTTCCAAGTTGATGATACTGAAATGTATAATTTGCTAAAGAAACTTGATACAAGTGAGATAGCAGAATTTCTTTATAAAAACCGTGGGAACCTTACTTATGATATTGTAACTGCCCCTAATTTAAACAGAACACAAATACTGAAGTTGAACAAGTATTCAAACCCAGAAGGCGACTATATTTATAAAGTTCCTTTTAAACTCGATAGGGCAATTAAAATACCTAAGCGAGATAATGCAGGCACATTAGTGTATTTCTTTTTGCCAGTAATAGACAACGGCAATGATAATGTTTTCTATAAAAATGTTTCTAAAAAAGAAGTGTTGGTTGACGGTAGAACTCCTGAAACCACGAAGACCTTTAATGTTGCAACCAACTCACCAGAAGCGTACACCTCTGTACAACAGAATCACAAACATACATATTACATTGACGAGTTTGGAAATGGTTGGGCATCTTCCGCATTTTCAGAATCTGGAGAATACAACGCTTATGCTCAACACAGACATAAGATTCTTGATGGAAAAATACAACCAGCAAAGTCTGTCGTTACTGGTAAAGTACATATCCACGGGATAGAGGGACTAAGCACCAACCAATTGAGTAATCGTGGTGTTATCAATACCAAGAACATATTAAAGTCGGTTAAAGAGTCTGAAACAGCAACAAACATAGAATTAACAGCACAACAGCCTAAAATTACTACTAAATCAGGGGCTGTTCCCAAGGGTGTAATTGCACCCTCCGCAAGAAATAAAACTAACCCTCTTTCAGACAAGAAGAAAGACCTGTTTTCTGATCTCCTTTTGACGAAGGACTCCAATAACAATAACAACATGATATTTGGATTGAACTTTAATAATTTAGTTAAAGAGAGCAGCATATTGTCTAGAATTCCTAACAACAAAGCATTGAAACAATTGTTTGTTTCTAATTCGGAGACACTTTCTTTGAAAGTTTACAGGACCAGGGTTGACGCAACAGACAACGCAAAAACTGACAACGATGAAGTTTCTAAACTTTTCCTTGTTGCAGAATCAAGCGATGATCCAGAAACAAAAAGCCTGATATCAAAGAAAATATACATAGATTTTGAGAACAATGTTTATGTTCCTAAAAGCGCAGAAGACGCTGCTAAAAACGGACAACTAGTTGGTAGCATAGCACAAATACAATTAAATAACGTTTCCTCTGGGATACGACAGTATGCTGCTGTGGACAACGATGCCTCTAGATTGGTTGACGGCAAGTTTAAATACTATATTGAAGCAGAGGTTACAGACCCGTTACCTGAAACCTTAGAGGGCTTTGTAAAAACTCTCAAAGATAATATGACCTCAGTAGAAAAGTATTTAGCCACTGCTAATGCAAAAAATGAAAATGCAGCACTTAACTATGATATAATGGGAAACAGGTTTAGCCCATCTTTTATAAATCTATTCTACCAACAAGGGTTGGACAAAGACATTTCTTTAGCAGTCAAAAAATACGTAACAACGCTTTCTTATTTTCAAGAAACCGCAGATATTTCAGCAAGTTCAGTTGTTGCACTCCTCGACCCTAAAACTGCTACATTAGATACCATTCAACAAGTTATAAGCCTTCATCAAGAACTCATAACTAGAATAAACCAACTTCTTGGAAAAAACAATAGTGGTAGAAGTAAGAAAAGCGTTATGGGTGGCGCTCGTGGCTCTTATTCCGGAGACAATTCCAACAAGAGAAAGATAAAAGTAAACAAAAACTTTGTTGGCAGTCTCTTCTCTAGGGGTTTAATAGAGCAAAAGGGAGTGGGATATGAGTTCCTCGATAAAGACACAAGCCCAGAAGGTGGAATAAAAGTACTGTCCGTCTCGGAGATGAGAGACAGGTTTGATAGAGAAAAACTCAAAGCCAACATTAGCAGCACTCAAGAGGTTATAGAGGTTGCTGGTAAGGAATACAACATAAACAAGATTGGCGAGTTAACACCATCAAAGATCCTCGTCGCGACGGAACAAAGTCTAGTATCAGATATAAAAGATGATGCACAAAATTTAAATGCCAACTTGATAATCTCGCAAGTCAATGATAGAAAACAAACAAGAAAGGTGCTTTTAAAAGATAAGAAGTTACAAGCCAACCGTGAAGTTGTGAAATGGGCTAACAACAACAACGTGGTTGTTACAAATCTACAATCGGAGATGCTAGATCAGTTGGAAGAAGTAGATGTTGTTGACAAGGCTACCGAGTTGACTAAGAAAGGCGAGGACACAAGAGAGTTAAGAAAACAAATTGAAAAAAGAGAAGCCCAACCAAGAGCAACTGGAATACTAACAAAGATATACAGTTCGTATTTTGACACCAATGTTACCAACAAGGGTAATGACTTTGTTGAAAAAGTGACACAGGCTTCACGAGAGGAGTTACAGAAACTTCCATACCATACGGTTGCGTTGGCCAATGAAATTTCCGCCACCGGACCAGTAGAATATTCCACCGCATACCAAAATTATATGAACATGTATAAGGTAGAGGTCTTCAACGGTTATGAAAATACTAGCAATGGCGAAAAATCAATTTTATCCCCTAAATATGAAGAGTTAAAGGACATGTCTCAAGTTGAAGGAGACACTTTGTGCCGATTAGTTCCTTATGAAAACTCAGAATTGAATGTAAGGCAAGAAGAGTCTCTCCAACTTCCAGTTCTGGACGAACACTTTATATTAAGGAAAGACTAAAATGAACTTTTATAAACCAAAAAATTTAGATCCAATAAAAAAAGCAACTGAAAAGTTAAAAAAAACTATTGAAACGATTTATGGAGAGGAATATACAGAGTCTTCCGAACAAGAACAACAAGAGAACCCTGCTCCCGATCAAACTCCACCCGGACCCGCTCCCGAGTTAGACTTTGGCAACAAAGTGTCGGATATGGCAAAAACAGATTACAGTAGCAAAAGCGGAGTTGCAGGTGTTGCCGGTAAAGAGAATTTGCTCCCGGTAACTGAAGAAGAACTTTTAGTTGATAAAGACACGGCAACCCCATTCTTTTCTATAACTGATGTAATTGATGACCCGGTTGGTAGCGGATACTTACCACAACCATTTAATGCTATTTTGTGCAATGATGGTACGTTAGTTGACAGCAATACCAACCCTGGAGTCTGGTATAACTTATCAAATCTTTTAACAAACCCAAAAGAGGGTGCAGAATCTTACCTAAACTCTGCTACAAATGAAAAAAAGTTTAATTCTGGGTTCCCTACAAACGACTTTACCCGCATTTTAGCCGGTTGTATTTGGACTTCTTATAATTCTAAAAATACAAATGACAATATGGGCGTGAAGTTCAGCCTTGTAAAAAAGACAATCCCACAATCTGAAGTCGAAAAAAATCTTATATCGATTAACAAAGTAAAAAATGCAAAATTTGATGGGATTGAGAATATAAAATTAACTAAAGACTTTGATAAACTTTATAGCACCCACCTTGCAACTCAAAATTCACTTTTCAAAAACATACGCCATATCTCTGCAACTGGGCAGAACTGGATAAAACCAGAAGGTGAAGAGATCTCAATAAACAATATAGATCCTTTTGATAACGAAGATAAGAATACTGGTGTTCGAGAGAAAATTATTATTACAACACCTGAGAGATCTTTTAATCAAAATGAGTTGCTTGATAGCGATAAACAAATTTTGGAAAATCTTAGGAACTATATTAAACCAACGTCGTCAGCGACAGCAACTATTCCAAAAGTATTTTATGACTATGTGTGCACGTACGACACACCAAAGTTTACATCATTTTTAGACTCAACTTTTTCTAAAAATCCAAATAAAAACCTGACAGTGGAGACAGAATCAGTTTACCAATACTATGAGCCAACTTATGAGACGTATATCGCAGATCCAGAAGTTAGTTTGAATTCGTTACCAGATTATAATATCGGCGCGATGTATAAAAACTGGAGCCCGTCAGCAAAAGAAATTATGCTAAATATAGAGGCTAACGAATCTACAGTAAACAGTGCTGAGTTTGACGATTATTACAATTATGTTAATCTTAATGGGTATATTGACCCATCTTCAATACAAGGTATGGTATTGCAGAGTTTTGAAAATGGCCCAATTAAATATGGAAGTCAGAATTACTTGAGAGAATGGACTAAAGGCATAAGCACGTTTAACTTAAAAACGTTGCCAATTTTTAATAGGGCGGACGATTTAATATTTCCAGCCAAATCTGCTATAGTTGATACACTTGATAAAGAAGGTGGTGCAGGTCACTACCCAATGTATAACCACATTAAGATAAAATTGCCAAACGAACAAGTTACAGATATAGCAGACCCAGAGAGATTCCGTCTCGGCGCTCTTACAGGTTTCCTTCGTCTTGGGAAAGCGCCAGTTACGCCTCTAGACCACGCCTATTTAACAAGAATATTAAAGCATAATGAAGCCGCCAAGTTTGATGACGAGAAAATAGCATACCCCAATATACAAACACAGAACATGGTTCTTACAAAAAAGAGTTATTGGGAAGACTACGAGTCCAACAAATGGTGGATAGCATCACCAGAAAAAGCAGAAAACGGAACTGGATATAACTTTTCTGTAAACTCTTCAGAACAAAATTCGTTACAATTTTTAGAATTTGTAACAAACCTTATGAGGTATGACTATCGTATGTTTGGTTATAATCCAGGTAAGGAAGAGGACAAAACATACCTCAGTTTGTTAAAATCCAATAACTTGAACACAGAGCCTGCTTTGCAGGTAATCGATAATACAAACAATCAGTTTCCTCTTGCAAATATCTTTACAGGCTTAATCCCGAATCTACAGAAAACAAGAACGTATAGCGAGGTGTTATCCGGAAAACTAGCACCATCCCAAACAGTAGGTTTCAGAATTTTGAAGTATAAGACGGATGCTGACGGCAACAAAACAGGTAGCCCGGTATCTACGTACTTTATATCAAACACAAATGGTGTCGAAGATCTCGAAGATCAGGTGTTTGAATTCTTTGATACTCGCGTAAAGTATGATGAAAAATATGTTTATGATATCAATGCATTACACTTTATTATTGGTACAAAATACATTTATCGTGAGGTGAAACCCGTACAAAAGAGAGCAACTAACTTTAGAGGGCCAATTGGAGCCATGGGTAACTTAGGACTGCCGGAGATGAACAACTACGCAATAGAGGCAACAGTCGATTCTTTCCCTCATATCAAAATAGCCGAAGTTCCTTACGAGACCGGTATTAATATGAGAGTCTTAGACAAACCACCTCTTTCACCAGAAGTAGAGCCTGTTCCTTATAAGAACGTAGATAACCGGTTATTATGGTTGTTGCGCCCTCAACTTGGAGAAGTTGAAGAAGTTCCTGTTCTAATACTGCCTGGAGACGAAGAATTCTTTAGAAAACAATATGAATCTCAATATGGTGGCGTCGTCAAAGGTGCAGGAATGCAGGATTTTACTGGAATAGGTGCCGTTTATAAGGGTGATGAAATTGCCAAACAAGAGCAACAGGACCTAGGTTATGGAACGATTGGCGTTGATCCGATAACATTTAGAGGTGATGATTTAACAAATAGATACCAACTCTTTAGATTGTCAACACCCCCAACCACCCACCAGGATTTTGCAAACGCAGAGTTGATTACTGAAATAACAAGCGATCACTCGACATCAACAAGTTTTAGAGATAACGTTAAGCCAAATCAGAAATACTATTATATTTTTAGAGCAATTGATGTTCACGGAAACCTTTCCAACCCTACTCCGATTTATGAAGTTGAGTTAATTAATGATTCCGGGACAGTATACGTTGTTACTAAGATTTATGAATTCCCGAAACCAGAAAAAATCTCTTCGAAAGAAATGAAAAGGTTTATCTCGATTGAACCGGCTTTAGGCCAGAGAGTTTTCAACGGCGCATTGTCGGGAATCTCTACGCCTTTCGATTCCGACTCTGGCGAGTGGGTAACTACTGAAGGAAAAAGTAAACAAATAAAACTTGGAGTTGAGAAAGAGTCTATTTTTGGAGGAAACAAAAGAATTAAAGTTCGACTCACCTCTAAAAGAACAAATAGAAAACTAGACTTTAATATTGACTTCAGTGTTAAGAACACAGAAACAGAAGAAAGTAAGAATCCGGACAAGTGGTCGACTAAGCCACAGGTAGGAATAGTGTCGCAAGACGGCAAGTCCGAAGTCATTTATAACGTGTGTCCAGATGGATACACATTCAACAGCACTACAGGTGAGTGCGAACCAAACATAACCACTAAGCCACCCGGCGAAGATGAGTGTAGTTAGATAAATGGTCATTTTTAGTCAAAGAGTGCTATTTAGAAATACGAAACTATTTACGTTGAAAAAGAAAAAACAGGAGTAATAATATGGGGTTTCTCGACAATTCAGGTGATATTATTTTAGATGCTGTCTTAACAGACACCGGACGCATGCGTATGGCAAGAGGAGACGGCACATTTAAGATCGCTAAGTTCGCTCTAGGCGACGACGAAATTAACTATACATTATATAGAAACGCAAACAATTCAAAAGGTGCCCACCCAAGCGGTAGTGCATACTATGATTTGGACATCTTGCAGACACCGGTACTTGAGGCTTTTACGAACAATACCTCGTTCTTGAAGTCAAAACTCATCACCCTTTCGAACACAAACTTGTTATACCTCCCTGTTTTACAACTCAATGAGACTGCTTCAAAGTTCGCACGAAATAGTGGAACGGCACAGGCTCTAGACAAATTTGTTGTCACTGTTGATGAAACAACCTCTAAATTTGTTCCCGATGGTCTTAGAGAGTCCGGTGATCCTGTTGGTGTTATCAATGGTCTTACCGGAGACGGCGTGAACATTCGAGTCGATCAGGGCCTAGATACACAAGACATAGACCCTTCGCAAACTTTGGATAAGGAACTTTACGAGCCTCAATATTTAATTGAAATGGACAATCGATTCGGAAGAATCACATCGATGAGTAACAACGCCGGTATAACGCCTTCGTTTATTGACGATGATAACATCGCTGCTTATTATGTAACAGATGCTACAGATGGCGATTTTGTAAGAAACAACGCCAACACTCTGACAACAGCAGATGCAAACCAGACAATTGCTGGACCACGCGGTTCAATCTTAGAGTTTAAAATCTTATCCTCGATAGAATTGCAAAGAAGTAACACTATGTTTACAAAAGTAGGTGTAAACGACGCGACCTGGACAGACTCAAAGTCAGTCTCTAATAATGTTCGTTATATCGATAGCACGGTTAGAGTAACAGGCTTGACAACAGGCTACAGACTGGACATTCCAGTAAGATTCATAAAATTAAGGTAATAACATAAGGTAAAAAACATGGCTAATGCATTTAAAAATTTGAAAGATGGAGACATCACAGTAACAAGAACGCCCCTCCATGAGGCGATCCCTTTGACTGGTACAATAGTATCAGGGACATATCAAACAGTCCCAGGAACCGAATTGGGAATCAAAAATTTCTCACACGGGATATTCCAATCTGTTTTCGATTATCCTCACTTGAGTTCTTCTGCGAATCATATTTTAGACCTCAGTCTTGGCTATAGTGCGAATTCCACACTCTCCCAGAGTATTGGTACGACAGGTTTTGCTGGCTTCCAACAAGACAAGAAGATTAATATTTATAACGAGATGGCACAAGTTCTTATGGGTCACGATGCCACTGGTTCTATTAAGGAGTTCAAGATTCCTGGTGGAGACTTCATCCGCGAAGCATACTTTATGAGTTACACTCGTCTCCTCACGAAAGATGAGGTTTCTAAGAATAATTTTTCTTTGAAACTCAATAAGAAGATTAGCTACGCACCCAGTGATGCAAGGAAAACTATGATTCTTGATGAGATTACGTTGCCTTCCTCCGACAATGAAACAACTTTTTACACAGATTCTCCAGCAGGAGAATACTCTGTGTTGTCCAGTTCCATGTCAGGAAACATCGGCCTGCTCTTTTATCAAGCAGGTATCGCAGTAATCGGTACTAGTTCCATGTCAGAACTAACCGCTTCGGTGTCACTAGGTGGTAAAACATCTACAACTACAAAAGGTGGTCATATTCCAGAGGGAATCGTAAGTGCATCTATTTCCGGAAATTGCAACGATTTCAGATTCCACTTTGCAAACAACGATTTCAATAATACAACGGAATTGAATTCTACAATTTATTTTTGTAGAGCAAATCATAACGAATACAACTACAGTGCAAACCCAACATATCTCACAGCAAGTAAGATCCGCGTCAAGGAAAGCACTTTAGACGAACCAGTATCATATATCACGACCGTTGGTCTGTATTCTCCTGCTAACGAGTTGCTGGCTACTGCTAAGTTGTCAGAACCTCTTAAGAAAACACCAAACACGGAATTGACTTTAAGAGTTCGGTTGGACTATTAGGCCAGTTCCAAAGGAATAGGCGATAATTGTCTTACTATAGATTTAAAGATACTGATATTTTCACTAATGTTTTGAGGACAAACCCCTCAAACAACTTCTTAATTTATAGCGGAAGTGTGTTCTACAGGAATACCCCATATGAGAGTGGGAGTGTGTTCTTCGGTAACGTTACTCACGTACCAGTCGGTTCCATAAGTTTATATGAACTCAATGTTGATCGTGCGGAAGGTGATCATGACTATGATTACGATAGCGACACTGGTACAAAGACAATGATACATCCATGGATTGTCAAGAGCGGCAACGGTGTAAAATTTAAATCAATCTCAACTGGCTCTTACAATCAAGAAGATTACGGGACAAGCATGACATCTAGTTTTAACTATCCGTTGTCAGCGAGTCTTTCAAGAGAATTATATCCCGCTAATCATTTAGCGTCCGCTTTAAACTACAGTGCGCGAAAGAATGTACAACTGTCACCTCAAACTTATAAAGCATTTAATTATGGAACTAGCGAGTTCGATAAAGGCATTGTCACGGTATCAAGTTCTTACATTGAGGCATTAAAGAATACCTTGAACCACTACACACCCTTAAGTGACCACTACGCTTTCACTTCTTCAGCGAAGGCCAATAGCACACCATTGTGGGATAAGGGTATACAGTCTATCAATATGATTAATATCCCTTCGATTTATTATGGTAAATCGATAAAGAAGGGAACTGTTAACTTAAAGTTTTATATTAGTGGTTCCATTGCTGGCGAATGTGCTGACATTTATGAAAATGGAGAGTTAGTAGAAGTATCTGGAGCCTATGACCGGTTCTCATCAGGAAGCGTAGCGGGAGTAGTACTATATAACGAGGGAATTGTCCTTTTAACGGGAAGTTGGGACTTAAGTGCAGATAGTCATACAGAACCTTATTCCGGCGCTTCTGCGAGCCCTGTGGCCCCTTCCTGGCTATACTGGGGTGTTGGGATTACTTCTAGTCTAAATGTACCCGGAACATCACAACTTGGCTCGATAGCCAAGCCTAGTGGAGATACAAACTATAATCAATCATTACAGTACAATATAGTATCTTCTAGTTTCTCATTTGACTTCGAAGGCATCGAAGATGTGCCTGTTAAAACAATGCTGGCTCATGCCCCAAGAGGAGAGTTATATTATTCTAACAATCCAACGTTTACTACGTCAAACTCTACTGGTTCAACCACAACAGGTATAGTTTCTCGCCCTGGTTTAGGAACAGAGAACAGGATATCTGGATCTGTGCAGAATGTCATTACCGGCTCTACCTTCTATATTGAGGATGATTCTTTAGAGATTAAAAACATTAATAGCAGTTCTTTCCCAAACCACACAGCCAGTTTTGAAAAAATAACTTATATTTCTAAGATTGGGTTATATGACGACCAGAAGAACTTAATTGGTATAGCAAAAGTCGCGAGACCAGTTAAAAAGACTGTCGATAGAGATTTAACATTTAAATTAAAGCTCGACATCTGATATAATATAAACATATGATATTGGGATTAGATATTTCAACTTCTATTGTGGGCGCAACGGTTCTTGACACAGATGGAGAAGTGGTTTATTGTGAAGCATGGGATCTTCGCAACAAAAACAAATTTCCAAGTCTATATTCTAAAGCCGTATTTGTTAAAACGAAACTGTGGGAAGTTGATGACAATTTTGGTATAGATAAGATTTTTATTGAGCAATCATTAATGGCTTTTCGTTCTGGTTTTTCATCTGCAAAAACAATATTGACATTAGGTAAGTTTAATGGTATAGTGTCTTATATATGCGAGGACAATTTCGCATCACCAGAGTTCATCGGCGCTTCAACCGCAAGAAAGGCTTGTGGTATAAAAGTTGAAAAGGGAAAGAAGGCCAAAGAAACTGTTTTGAATTTTTTACTTGACAAAGAGGAATCTTTTAGTATAGAATATACAAAGCACGGCAATCCCAAACCCGGATCGTATGACCGTGCAGACTCTTATATTATTGCGAAAGCAGGATGGAAAAGCACACAATCTTAAAAGATATCCTTGGTAGACCGTTTATCACAAACGAAGAGCACCAATATTATTGCCCTTATTGTAAACATCATAAAAGAAAGATGTCAGTCAATATCGATAAGGACGTCTATAAATGTTGGATCTGCGATGTACATGGTCGGAAGATCCGAAGAATCATAAAAAGGTTCGGAGACTATGAACAATTAAAAGAATGGGATCGACTCTCCGGAAAAGAAAACATTTTAGACTTTGATAAACTGTTTGAAAAGGTTACACAAGAAAGATCAAAAAAATACTTGACATTGCCAGAAGAATTTGTTACACTAACAGGTGACAATAAAAATCTATCTTCCATAAAAGTACTAAATTACTTAGAAAACAGAGATATTACAACAAAAGAAATCATAAAGTGGAAAATGGGCTATTGTTTACGCGGACAATATGAGGGAAGAGTCGTTGTACCCTCCTTTGGCCTTGATGGAAGAATCAACTACTTTGTCGCTCGAACCTTTACAGAAAACTGGAAAAAATATCTAAACCCATCAGTCGCAACTAGCGACATAATATTTAATCATTTGTTTATAGACTGGAATGAAGACGTTGTTCTCGTAGAGGGAATCTTTGATGCTATCCGTGCAGGCGATAATGCTATCCCACTGCTAGGTTCGACGCTGCGTACCAACAGCGCGTTGTTTCAAGAGATAATCAAGAAAGACGCATCCGTTTTCGTTGCCCTAGACGAAGATGCAAAAAAGAAATCAACCAAGATCATTCACACGCTTTTGTCTTACGGGGCAGAGGTTTTTTCAATCGACACATCCGGTCACGAGGATATCGGAAGTATGTCACAAAAAGAGTACAATTATAGAAAAAAGCACGCAACTCTTATCAATCAAGATACCTTTATGATAGAGAATGCTTTAAAATCTATAAAAATTTAGGAGAAGTTTTGAAATTTGCCCACATAGCCGATACCCACATTAGGAATCTAAAGTATCACCCAGAGTACAGAGAGATATTTAGCAAGATTTTTAGTATTTTGAGAGAACAACAGGTGGACTGTATTGTTCACTGCGGTGACTTGGCTCACACAAAGACCCAGTTGAGCCCAGAATACTTCGATATGGCCCAGTGGTTCTTAAAAAACCTTGCGGACATCGCACCAACCTATGTTATTCCAGGAAACCATGATGGAAACCTGAAGAATAGTAGCCGCCAAGACGCAATTACCCCAATTGCTGAGGCTTTGGCACACCCAAACTTGCATTTGTTGAAGGCGTCCGGCGAAACGAAGCTCAATGATCAGATATGTTTGAATGTTCTGTCTGTGTTTGATGAAGACAACTGGCATGAGCCAACAGATCTAGATATTATTAACATCGCACTCCACCATGGATCGATTAGTGGTTGTAAAACCGACCAAAATTGGGTTATGGAGTATGGAGAACACGATATTTCTATATTTAAGGATTATGATTACGTATTTTTGGGAGATATCCATAAAACAAATCAAATCTTGGACGATGACGGAAGAGTTAGATACCCAGGATCGACAGTTCAGCAGAATCATGGGGAAACTAACGACAAGGGCTTTCTTGTTTGGGACATTCAGGACAAAACTACGTTTTCATGCGAGCATTTTGCGATTCCCAACCCCCGACCGTTTATTACTGTACAGTTGACGCCGAAAGGTAAGCTCCCTCGGAATGCAAAGGTACCGGAAAACGCACGTCTTCGTGTTGTTTCGCGTAATAATCTACCTTTAAACGTATTAAAGAAGGCCGTAGAAGTAGCAAAGACAAAGTTCCACCCGGAGTCAGTTACTTTTGTTAACAAGGCCACCGGCAATCGAGGAAATGTTGAGAATTTAACAAGTAACTTACAAAAAGAGGACCTTCGAGACATAGGAATCCAGGAAAAGTTCATTTGTCAGTATCTTAAAGACTATGAACCAACAGAAGAAGCCTTAGAGAAGGTTTTAGATTTAAATAAACGCTACAACAGTATTGTTGAAGAGGGCGAAGACGTAATTCGTAACGTTAACTGGAAAATTGAGTCAGTTGAATGGGATAACCTGTTCAATTATGGAGAAAACAACAAAATAAACTTTGAAAACTTGGAAGGCATCGTTGGTGTCTTCGGAAAGAATTATTCTGGTAAAAGTTCGGTCATTGATTCAATATTATACACGATGTTCGATAAAACTTCGAAGAATAATCGTAAAAACCTTGATGTTATCAACCAAAACAAGGATTTTTGCAAAGGAGTGGTCAAAATTTCGATTGACAACAACTTGTACACTGTTGAGAGGAGATCGGAGAAGTATCTTCGTACTCTTCACGGCAAGACGACGGAAGAAGCAAAGACGAATGTTGAATTTAGCAAAAAAAATACTGTTACGGGAGTTGAAGAAGAACTAAACGGTCTTACAAGACAGGATACAGATAAAAACATCCGAAAAGTGTTTGGTACATTCGAAGATTTCCTTTTAACATCAATGGCATCTCAGATTGACTCCCTTTCTTATATTAAAGAGGGGTCCGTCAAGAGAAAGGAGATTCTAGCGAAGTTTCTTGACTTAGAAATCTTTGATAAGAAATATAAGTTAGCGAAAGAAGAAGGGCAAGAGTTAAGATCTGCAATCAAGCGTCTCGAAGAGAAAGAGTTCGACACAGAGATCACAGAAGCCAAAGAAAACCTAGAAGAGAATCATGATCTGACTAAGCAAAAGAAAAAAGAGTGTAATAGCACAAAGAAGAAGATTGAGAAGTGCAACACAAAGTTGATAGAGATTGACAAAAAGATTGATTCTATCCCCGCTCAGATTATTAATTGTGATGAGGTAAGAGAACAACTTGAGTCGAAACAAGAGCAGGTTAAAAATATTAACAAAACCAGCAGTGCCTTGGAAGAGAAGATTGCAAAGCATAAAGAGTTTTTGGAAAAAGTCGATACGCTTAAGAACGTGTTTAACATCGATGAGTGTATAGAAAAAAGACAAATTATTGTCGAACACAAAAAAGAACTCGAAAGGATCCATGGAGAGATCTCTTACAAAAACAAAGAGCAAGATGATCTTAATCAGAGGATTAATTTGCTGGAAGAGGTACCATGCGGAAGCGAGTTCTCACACTGCAAGTTTATTAAGAACGCCTATGATGCATCAGAGCAAGTGGATATCGTTGCACAAGTAATTAAACAACTGGAGACTGAATCAGACAAAATTAATAACGATATTCTAGACTTAGACCCAGAAACAGTGGATGACTATATTGAAAAGTATAAGGACGTTACTGAGAAGGAACAAGGAATTAAGCAAGAAGTTTCAGACTTATTCTTGACGATTGAAAAGAACAAGAGTGTAATCGTACAGGTCCAGACAGAGATTGAGATTCTCACTGCACAGTTGGCAGAGTATGAGAAAAACCGAGAGGCCATCGAAAACCTGGAAAAACTCATTAAAGAAAAGAGAGAGTTAAATACTAAGATTAAAGACAGCAATTTGATTCTCGGAGGCAGCGAGAAAGAGCTACTGCAACTTCACAAGACCCACGGATCACTAGAGCAACAACTACAGAATCTCCAGGACCAACAGGAAGAGTTGGACTCCTTGCGTCAAGATTACGCAGCATATGACCTCTATGAGAAGTGCATGAGATCGAAGGACGGAATCCCATATGATATCATTAAAAACAAGTTACCAGTCATTAATGAAGAGATTTCCAAGATTCTATCTAACATTGTTGAATTTGACATCTTCTTTGAGACGAGCGACAAGAAACTGGAAATCTATATTAAGCACTCTAAGTATGGTCCACGGCCCATTGAGCTTGGTTCTGGTGCTGAAAAGACTATTGCTGCCATGGCTATTAGGCTTTCGTTACTTAGCGTATCAAACCTCCCCAAGGCAGATCTATTTGTACTTGATGAACCAGGAACATCCCTCGACGAAGACAACATGGAAGGATTTATCAGAATCTTAACAGACATGATAAAAACACAATTTAAAGCGGTACTTCTTATTTCACATCTTGATAGTTTAAAAGACTGTGTTGATACAACTATTGAGATTGATAAGAGAGACGGATTAGCGCACATCAGCCAATAAGGAGAAAATATGAGCATAGCACAACTTAAGACTAACGAAAACGAACTAGAAGAAATTTATAGAAAGATTGAAAGATTGGAGAGACTCAGAGAAGAGGTTGACCAATATAGAGAAGTGGTGAACGACAGCGATTGTTCTTTCGGTGAGAAGATTACAGCATTAAAAAACTTGAATGAAGCATGTGAAGAGTATGAGTTCTTTTTAGAAAATGAGCCCTATTTATCTCATTAGGAGAGTGTTTTTATGAGCGAAGCAGTAAAAGAAAGAATAGACAAATTTATGGAACGTTGGGCATCCCGCAAACTTATTGTTTGGGCAACTGCCACAGCCTTCCTAGCCTTTGATAAACTAGGTCCCGATGAATGGGTCGCAGTTGCACTGACATACATCGGGATTGAAGGACTAGCAGATATTGCCACACGATGGAAGCACGGCGATAACAGATAATGACATGGTTAGCAACAAAGACGGCTATCACAAAAGTATGGGTGTGGTGTAAGCACAATTGGAAGATTGTGGCACTTTTAATCTATACTGTGTTGTTGTATTTATTATTCAGTAAAAATGCAAGAAATGCTAAGAAGATGCTTGACGATGCAAGGGCTGCTCACAAAGCGGAACTGCAAGCCATAGAAGAAGCACACGAAGAACAACTGAGGCAGAGAGATGAAAATCTAAAGAAATACAATGAAACTATGGCTGCTTTGGAGAAAAAACTGAAAGAAAAAAGTGCTCAGATTACAAAAGATCGAGAACGTAAAGTGAAAAAGATTATCGAAGAAGCAAAAGGAAACCCAGACAAGTTAGCGGAAATGCTAAAACAAGAGTTTGGTTTTGAGGTGTGGGATGACTAAAATAATTGCAATAGTTTTATTACTAGTCTTCCCAGTACAGGCTTATGCAGATATGCCTCAGATTGCTCCTTTGGGTCAGGGACAGCCTGCCCCATTTAGCGGTGTTCTTTATAATCCTACCGCTGTAGCCGAGACAATTGCCCAAAGAGAGGCTCTAATCGCACAACACAGCCTTAATTTAGAGATATTAGAAGAAAGGCTGAGAGCAGAGTTGGGGCTCACAATAGACAACTTGCAGGCAGATTTAGACAGTTATGAAAAAAAATATAATTCTATGGTTGAAATAAAAGACGAACAAATCAGAAACTTACAAGAGGTTGCTTTAGACAAGGGTAACTCTTCGTGGTGGTTCGTTGGCGGTATTGGCTCCGGCATACTACTTACTATAGGGGTTGTTTATGCCCTTAAGTAGGAGACTGCAAAGCAATGGGCAAATCATTTAGACCAGGAGTTGGCAATATTGCTGACTTTACAGAAGGTAAACTTAGAAAGAAGATAATTCAGTATTCCCTAGAATCTGATGCCACAACTGCCACAAATGTGGGTGATGTTGGTGCAACTGGTATATTCAAAGCAGCAGTTGGAGTAACACAACTTCAGTTTAAGAGTTTGGCGACTGGCTCGAATATGGTCATCACAGATGACGACGCAGGTACAGTTACAGTCAACCTTAAAGACGATGTAACAATTGCCGATTCTCTTACAGTCACAGGTCAACTTGATGCCAATGGTCATGTTAATTTAGGAAACGCAACGGCAGACACAGTTACTGTTACTGGCCGTTTTGATTCAGATCTGGTACCAAGCACAGACAGTGCTCGCGACTTGGGAACTTCCGCCCTTCAGTGGGCAGAGTTACATGTTGACACTGGGAACATCGATCAACTTGGATCAGCACTTGATGCTAATAACCAAAATATTACAAATGTTAACACATTTGAAGTGGATGGTGCAGCCACGTTTAACGGCAACGTAACAGCCGGTAATGCTGCTAGTGATGTTACTACTGTAACTGGTCGTTTAACAGCCTCTATCGGCGCTCTGATAAACGGACGATTAGGAATTGGACACAATGCCGCAGAGGAAGAACTCGATGTTGTCGGAGACGCTAGAGTTATAAAAAATTCTAACAGTGCTGGCGCAAGAGCAAAAGTTACAATTGCTAAATCAAGAGGAACATTTGGTTCCGAAGCAGTTGTACAAAATGGAGATACTATTGGTGAATTGCAGTTTGACGGCTATGACGGCAATTCATACGAAGAGTTTGCCTCTATCTACGCAAAAGCCGACGCTGCTGTAGGCGATGGCGACACCCCTGGTGCATTATACTTTGCCACAACGGCAGATGGCGCATCATCGGCTACACAAAGAGCCGTTATCACTTCAACTGGTGAGACACAACTAAGTGGTAACTTGTGGATGTCGGATGACAAGAAACTTTATTTTGGTAATAACGCTGATGCTTATGTAGAATACAACGAGAACCGAGACAACTTTTTGGTCATATCGGGTTCCGCTGATGGAATTGTACTTTCGGGTAGTACAGTGCAGATAGCGGGAACACTTGAAGGTGCTTCTCCTTTGAAAATTGCTGGTGGAATTCAAATTGTTGAATCATCGAACGGAGACAGCACATCGATGAAGTTCGGAGACAATATAAGAACTACATGGGGCGATACGGACGACGTACATATTCAGTTTAGAGCCGGTACAAAGGAATATATGGAAATATCTGGCTCCGCGAAAGGTATAGTAATATCGGGCTCTTCCATTTCTATTGACGGCTACTTGGGAGTAGGGGTTGGTTTGGAAAACAACGGAGTTACTCACGGCATTACGCTTCCAAATGCAGGCGATAATTCAGGAAAGATAAGAGCAACAGCATATGTTACTTATTCCGATGAGAGAATTAAAAAGAATATTAAACCAATTGAGAGAGCAATGGAAAAAGTTAACTCTATGCATGGCGTGACCTACGAACTAAAGGCAGGTGGCACTCAAGAAATAGGACTAATTGCCCAGGAAATCGAGAAGATCGCACCTGAAGTTGTCGACACTGCTTCAGATTTATTAGGTATTGACTACTCAAGAATAACTCCAATTTTAATTGAAGCGATAAAAGATCAACAAAAACAAATAGATCAATTACAGAAAGAAATTGATAATATAAAAAAATAAAAAAAACATCGTATATATCCATCTTAATCGCATGCAGTAGCCTACTTAGTAATGGTGAAGGGGTCATGGTTTGTTTGCTGTTCGCAGCAGACGGATTGGTACATCTTCACCAAACCATAAAAAACAATAAATGGAGGGTTTTTTATAATGGCTACAACTTATACAGAGTACGCTGAGTTTAACTACGTACACGCTGCGACAGGTGGTGCAGGAAATGCACAACCACGTCTCTTCGCGTCGGGTTCCTCAGAGAGTGCTCCTAAACTTTATCTTTCCGCTTCCGCAGCGGGAATTGTTGACCTTGCAGGTGCTAACTCGTTAGCGTTCGCAGGCGATTCAGGTTCGGACACAGGCTTCAAGCTTGACTCCGACACACTTACTTTCGCTGGTACTGCCAACGAAATTACAACTGCTGTTTCTGATAACACAGTTACAATCAGTCTTCCAGACTCCGTAACCATCGGTGATGCTCTTACGGTAACTGGTGTACTTACCGCCAACGGAAACGTTGACCTCGGTAATGCTACAAGTGATACAGTCTCGGTGACTGGTCGCTTTGACACCGATCTTCTTCCAAGTAGCGACTCTGCTCGCGACCTTGGTTCTTCTGCTCTTCAATGGGCAGAGGTCCACGCAGACGCTGGACATATTGATGCGTTGACCGTTACAGGTACATCGACTCTTACAACTGTTGATATCAACGGTGGTGCAATCGATGGAACAGCCATCGGTGCTTCTTCTGTTGCAGCAGGTTCTTTCGCTGCTATTGTTGGTACAACTGCTACTTTGAGTAGTACACTTACTGCCAACGGAGACGTTGACCTCGGTAACGCAACAAGCGACACAGTTACAGTAACTGGTCGTTTTGATTCTGACCTTGTTCCAAGTAGCGACTCCGCTCGTGACCTTGGATCATCTGACCTTCAATGGGCAGAACTTCACGTCGACGCTGGTCACATCGACACACTTGGTTCAGCACTTGACGCTAACGCCCAGAATATCACTAATGTTGGTACTTTTGAGGTTGACGGTGGTGCTACATTTAATGGTACAATGCAGGTTGGTAACGCCAACACTGACGTTCTTACACTCACTTCACAGTTGACTGCTTCGACATCAGCATTATTCAGTGAGACTGTTAAATTTAATTCCAAGCTTCTCCCAGTAACCGATGACACATCTGACCTCGGTGCTTCTGGAAAGCAATGGAAAGACCTTTACATTGATGGTGTTGCTTACATCGATAGTCTTCAGGCTGACGCACTTGGTGCGGCTCTTGATGCTAACAACCAAGCAATCACAAACATCAACGTAGACAGTGGTGCAATTGATGGTACTCCAATCGGTGCTAATAGCGCCGCTGCTGGTACATTCGCAGCACTCGTTGGTACAAGCCTCAACTGTTCTGATGGTAACATCACAAACGTAGGCGATATCGCTGTTGATACTATTTCCGCTGATGATGGTTCAAGCTTCGCAATGGGAAGCAACTGGACAAATGCAAGCCGCACAGTGGCTGACATGGGTACAGTTACAACTATGGACCTTAATGGTGGTTCGATTGACGGTGCAACACTTGGTGGTGCTTCCGCAGTTACTATCACAAACGCTGACATGAACGGTGGTTCGATTGACGGCGTTGCAATTGGTGCTGCATCCCGTGCCGCAGGTAGTTTCACAACGCTTGCTGCTAATGGTGACATGACAATGGGTGATACCCGTGCTGACGTTATGACTTGTGCTGCACAAATGACTGCTTCGGCAGGTGCATCTTTCGGTACCGTAGTATACGGAACTGAATTCTCTGGTTCCGGTAACGGATTATTTGGTGGTATCCTTAAGGTTGCTACTAAGATTCTTCCTGATGACGACGACCTTGTAGACCTCGGTGCTTCTAGCAAGCAATTCAAGGATCTTTACCTTGACGGTGTTGCTTACATTGACTCGCTTCAGGCAGATCAACTTGGTGCTGCTCTTGACGCTAATAGTCAAGCAATCACTAACATTAATGTAGACTCCGGCGCAATTGACGGCACAATAATTGGTGCTAACTCGGCTGCTGCTGGTACATTCGCAGCAGTTGTTGCAACAAGCCTCAACTGCTCTGAAGGTAGTATCACAAATGTTAATGACATTGCTCTTGACACTATCTCTGCCGACGACGGTTCAAGCTTCGCAATGGGAAGTAACTGGACAAACGCAGGCCGTACTGTTGCTGATGCTGGTACTCTTACAACTGTTGATATCAACGGTGGTTCGATTGACGGTGCAACACTTGGTGGTGCTTCCGCAGTTACTATCACAAATGCCGACATGAACGGTGGTTCGATTGATGGTGTTATAGTTGGTGCTGCTTCCGCTGCTGCTGGCTCTTTCACTACTTTAATCTGTTCATCGATGGGTGCTAACTGGACTAACGCCAGCCGCACTGTTGCTGACATGGGTGTAGTAACAACAATGGACCTCAACGGTGGTACTGTTGACGGTGCTACAATTGGTGCTTCTAGTCCTTCGACTGGTGTCTTCACAACACTTACGTGTAACAGTTCGTTCCTTCCGGACGCTTCTGGTGGTGCTGACCTCGGTTCTGTATCTGCTGAATGGGGTGACCTCTTCATTGCTGATGACAAGAAGATCCAACTTGGTTCTGGTCAAGACTTCACAATGGAGTATGACGAGGATGGTGACGACGTAGCTCAGTTCGCTGGTGCTAACATGCGTCTTGGACACGGTGCAGCCACAGAACTTCAGTTCCGTGACGCTGCTCTTAAGATCTACTCTTCGGCTAACGGTCAACTTGACGTGGCTGCTGACGCAGAGCTTCAACTTGAGGCTCCAATCGTAGACA